CAAGGGTCTTCATGGCATTAGTACCTCCGGCACTGCCATACATGGGGCCAGTACCTCCGGGTGGGGCATATATGGCGAGAGTACCTCTTCCTGGTGCGGTTACTTTTATCGGAATGTGTCAGACCCGACAGTGAATGATGAAGTCGTAAGAATTCATCAAGCACATGCTGGATGCTCTAAAGACGCTGCCAGAATCTATCAAACTGGAACCGGAAGTATATTGCAGCTATACGATGGCGCGGCACTTGTGGCCGACTTCAAGGACGCTGGAGACGTTGATCTTGTTGGGGACGTGGAAATAACCGGAGACCTAGACGTAACAGGAACGATTACTGGCATAGTTGCTGGAGGAAACCCTGGAGACGACGTTGCTTTTGAATTCGGTGATGAGCCTGATTATTGGTTCGTGTACAATTCTGGTGGCACAATTTTTGAGTTTTGGACCTCAGACTCGGATGGAGGCGGGGCGGATGCCGTAGTGTGGTCAGTGGATGATGGAACAAAGGAGACTAACTTCTTTGGTGATGTCGATGTGACTGGGGTGTTCACTTGTGATGGGCTAGGAAGTGTCAATACTGGTGCCGGAACCGGCGCATCAGGAACAAGTGACGCGGGCAAGGGCCTTTACGGAATTAGTACTTCTGGAGATGCGGTCTATGGACATAGCATATCCGGAAGAGGTATATACGGGGAGAGTCACGAATCATTCTGTGGATACTTCTACCGAAATATATCAGACCCAAGTGTAGATGATGAAGTTGTTCGGATTCATCAAGCACATGCTGGATGCTCTAAAGACGCTGCTCGTATTTACCAGACTGGGACCGGGAGTATCTTACAACTGTTTGACGGGGCGTCGCTCGAAGTTGATTTCAAAGATGGCGGGGATGTTGACTTTACGAGCATCGTCAAAGCGGGTGGCTACAAGTCATCGGACGGCACCGCAGGCGCGACTTCGGAATATGCGCTGGACGGTGGCGGAACCCTTTCTGTCAAAAACGGCCTCGTTACGGGGTACGCATAATAATGGGCGGAGCATACACAGCAACACCAGCAGAAGAGACGCCGGCTGACTTGCCGCCGGGCTGGAATCTGACCTGGCCATATACGGGACCGTGGCCTCCGGGGTATGAGCCGGATCTTTCTCTGAGCCTTGATGCCACGGCAGTAATAAACCCGACTGATGTGGTTGCCACGTTGTCAGTGCTTACTGACCAAGGAAGCTATGTCACCGCTGAGCCATCTTCTCAGATTGTATGGAGTGCCAAGTGGGACGACACCAATGAAACCTTAGACTTGAGGCAAAGTGAGGGTACGTTCAGCCAGGAGGTTAGCCTGGATTACGCCGATGTCGGCGATAGTTTCTGGGGAGCCGACCCCATATTTTCGGTTGACGCAAGTGCGACCGATAACGGCCGAACGTTTACGCTGTCGGCAAACAGCTCCCCATTCGATGGACAGCGTGTTCTCGCTCAGGCGGTGGTCACGGTGACGGTAGGTTCAACGTGTGAGGTTGATCGGGAATATCAGCAACCGACTAGACCCGTAGCTCCAGAAATGGCAAACGATTGCATGGATTATGTTACGGATGGCATGCGTGTATTTGAAGAAAATACAGACTCTGGTCCAGGTGGATGGCCGCCTTATATAAACAAGAAAATTACGGATGGATGCGACACTCCTAGATTTTGGATGTGGACACGGTATCCCCGTTTGAATTTTGAGGGGGCGACCGTCGGTGTTATTGACAAGTATGGCTTTGCGCATCCTCCGTTGGGCGGCTATGATGGTGGATGGACTGGTACGCCACAGACTGGCAGTGGCGACGGAGACGACCATTGGTGGCTGATGCAGTTCTTGCAAGAGAGACCGGGTATCGAGGAAGATCCCACTAATACTAAGCCGATCTTTGGTACAATCCATTGGTCGGAAATTACGACGTGGTCAATCTTGACATGCCATTTAGAGCGTGCTGCGGATGGGGCTTGTATCGTCTGGGAGGAGCGGGATCATTGGAGCTGGACTCTTGAACAAAATGATTTATGTAACCCCGAAGATCGCCCTACCGTTTATGGCAACACCGATGTGTGCCGGGGTGTTCTTCCACCCTCCCCATGCACGAATTTAGCACAGGGTCCACCCTTCATGGAGCCTGGGGACACAGAGGTTCAGGAGGTTTCAAGCACATTGCCTGAAGAGGACGAACCGTTGAGCACCGGAAGTAGTTTCTTCAAGACGTGGGGATATTATATTGACCAGATATTCCCGGATGGATACTAATGCCGCGGAGAAAAGCGCCAATGGTCACGGTTACAGTCCGATCTCGTGGGCTCGGTGATACTGTGCGAAAGATAACAACTGCAATAGGCATTGCTAATGTTGTCAGTATCGTAGCGGCAGCGCTCAATGTTGATTGTGGATGTGAAGAACGACGGAAAAAGCTCAATGAACTTTTTCCATACTGTGTAGATACCGGAATAACGACCGAACAATAAGGAGCAGAAACATGAGTATAGGGCTGAGAGCGGCGTTTCGGACGCAGGGTAAAGGCATTGCAGGCCGTCAGGCGCAGACAGCAGCGAACACTGCTGCTACTCTGGCTTCAATCGAAGTTGCAAAGGTCGGCACGACAGCCGCAAAGCGACAGTTGCAGTGGGCTACTCAGGATCGAGCAGCAAACGTCGGTGCGGCGGCCGGGGTTGGTGATAGTATGCAGCAGATGATCGATAACTATAACCGTGCCTACGGCGAGGCTAAAGACGTGAACGAAGCCCGCTACCAGCAGCAACTGGGCATCGCCGATGCGACAACCGGCCAAAGGATGGCCGACGTGTCGAGCGCTTTCGGTCGACAGGGTTCTGATATCGCGCAGCGACTTGCCGGGCTCGGCATGTCAAATACAACTGTTGCGCCGACTATGCAGCTTGGAGTTGAGCGAGAAAGACAATCGGCCCTCAATCGAACGGCTGATGAGATGCAACAGACGAAACTTGGAATCATTGGAGCCAGGGAGGACAGGTTCCCTGATCTTGGTTCGCTTCAGTCGACACTGGCAGGAGCTGCATCTGGGAAAATGACCCCGCAGGTCGCGGCGATGCTGAAGGCATTTGGAAACATCAGGAGCGTTTAATGGCAATCAGAATAGAACGCGGTGGAAGTGGCAGCGATACGGCCGGACAAATCCTTGCCCAGGCTGGTCAAGGCGAAGCCAACCGCCAGCAACAGACGCTTCAGGCTTTATTGCAGCTCGCCGGTGCAGCACGCCCCGGCCCTGTCGGTGGCGGAGGCGGAGGCGGCGGAGGCGGGGCCGGATACGACGAAAGGGCGCTGGCTATCCAGAAGCTTAATAGTGCCCGGGCCATGAAGACGGAGGAGATCCAGGCCCAGGCTAAGCGAGACCAGCAGGCGGCCGACCAGGCGACTGCAAAGACAGCCGTGAAATTCGGGCTAGATGAGCAGGTTCGTGAGCAAGAGTTCGAGAACACGGTCAGGGAAAAGCAGGAAGCAGCAAGGCTTGAGGCCGAGAACTTCGATTATGAGTATTCTCAGAAGTCGAAGCAGAGAATTGCCAGGATCAATCAGGCAAGACAGACACTTCGCACTAGCGAAGATTTCACCCCAGACGAGAAAGCAGATGGAGAACGGGAGTTGACTCGTCAACTGATGGGAATAACCCAGGATGCAATGCCGGCCGATCGGAACAGGTGGAAGGGTGACCCCAGGAAAGCTCCCGGGAACGGGGAGACCTGGCAGGATGAAGATGGTAATACCATGACAACGGGGCCGGATGGAGTGCCGAAGCTCATCTTGCAATACAAACAAAGCCGTGCGTATCAGGAGCTAGAACTGAAAGCTGAGCGAGCACAAAAGGTCGAGGACAAGCAGGCTGAATTGCAATCCAGCCGACGGGACAGTTACATGGAACTCTTGACCGGCGAAGTAACGGAGACGATAGGCGGGATTGAAGAAAAGCGCAAGCGAACGTCAGGCGAGGCCCAGGAAATCATGGCTAAACTGGATGCTTTTGACGCCGTAGGGCATGGTGAAGCTCCCCAGACTTTACAGGCTCCACAGATGACGGCCGAGAATGCGGACGTGATTTATGAGAGCCTCAATCCAGGTGACGAGTACATTGGTCCTGATGGACAGCGACGACGTAAGCCTGGCTTACTTCCGCAGCAACCGATACCGATGAATATTCCGCAGTTCTAAAAGGAAAAGTAATGGGCTGGAGAGACGGCGAGATCGTAGCTGGCACAGGGTCCTGGCAGGATGGTGAGCCCGTAAGAGTAGCGCCAAGTGGGCCTGGGTCCTGGCAAGGCGGCAGGATTGTGGAACCAGAACAGCCTGCACTTACTGAGGAGCAGAGGGAGCACTTCTTGCTGGCCGCCAAGAGAGAAGCGGCATTAGCTTCAGAATGGGAGAAGTCTAGTAAGTCGAATCTTCCAGGGTTTAGGTCCATGGCTATCCAGATGGGGGCAAACATTGCCTCGCCGGTTGCCAGGCTACTCGGTCAAGGTGAGCGAGCAGATCAACTGAATCGGCTGGCAACTGCTGCCGGGCAAGTTCAGGAAGAAAGGGAAAAAGGCGGGCCGATCCCAGACTGGCTGCAACGAGCCGCAAGGGGTGCCGGCGTGTCGATTGGAACTGCCGGAGCGGCAGGCATGTTCACGGGTCCATACGGTATTATCGGATCATTCTCTGCACAAGAAGGCAATCGAGCTTGGACTGAAGGGAAAGATGCTGGGCTCAAGGGCAAGAAGCTTGCTGAGTATGTCCTGAAGCAGGCTACGATCGAAGCCGTGCCAGCGCTTGTCATGCAGAAGTTGGGGTTGGGTGGCTTTGAAAAGATACTTGGTGGAAAACAGGCTGCTTCCGCTGGCTTGAGAGAAGGCTTTAAGCGAGCTGGACTGAATCTTGCGACGGAACTTCCTGAGGAGTTAGTAACAGAGCTTGCGCATAATTTTGAGTCTGCGTTTTCAGGCGTTGATCCGAACGCAATGAGTGCCGAGAACATCCAGCAGACAGTCCTTGATACCGTTGCTCAGACCGTCCTTGCCATGGGCGCAGCCAGTGTGCCTAGCCTGGCAGCAGCACACAAAGAAGGGAAGGTTGGCAAGAAAGACAGAGCGAAGACTGCCCTTGTCGAGTCTGCTGAGTCCGGTGTGCCCATATCTCGTAAGCAGTGGCGAAAACTAGACCTTCCAGAGAACGAGGGTCGCAGTCAGGCCGATCGTTTAGAGGCCGCAAAAGGGGCTTCCGCAGAGATTAGAGCGGCCGAGGCGGCAGCAATAGAACAGCAGGTACAGCCTGGAGCTGTCGAGGAGCTCACACAGGACCCCAGGCCCCCCCAGGAAGCCGCTCAGGCGACTCCGCAGGCAGAACCCGGCGAGCAGCCGGTCCAGCCTCCGGTGGCCCCAGAAGGCGGCTTGGGGGCCCCTCCAGTGCCGCCTGGTGAGACTGAGAGCCAGTCGTTCGAGGCCATGGTGGCCGCCTCGCCAGTACCCCCTCAAGAGTCGGCCCAGAGGAATCTTACCAAGCAGGTCTCCGCGGCTAAGCAGCCGATTGGCGAGGCGAAAGGTCTAGTCAAGGACGAGAATGGGAGCATCTCAGTCCCGGTCGAGACGTTCGCGAAGGCATGGCGAGGGACAAAGACGCTGCTCAAGCGAGGTTTTGCCACAGGTGGACTGCTCCCAGAAGTCGTCCAGACAGTGAAACTACGGAAGGAGGGACAGCAGGCAAAGCTTTCGAGGCAGATCAGTGAAGCTCAAAGCGACTACAAGACCGCAGCAAAAGAGACTTATGGAACCAAGAATCCGTCAGCCGTACACACCGAAGAAATCAGCGATGTGCTTGGTGGCAGGTCTGACATCAGCACGCTTCCTGATTCCATGCAGGACTCAGTGGCTGCTATGCGATCTGGAATAGATGCCAGCTCTCGTGAGCTCATTCGATCCGGGGCCGTCCAGGGTGCGCTGGCGGCGATTGTCGCGAGGAATACTGGAGTCTATCTGACCAGAACGTTCAGGGCATTTTCTGATCCGAAGTGGCCAAGCAAGGTTCCAGAGAAAGTGATGAACCGGGCGATTGCCCTGATACGGGCAGAGTATCCAGGCAAGACTGAGGCTGAAGTGCATGGGCTTATTGCGGCAATCCTTTATGAGGGCAAGGCGGCACAGACTCCGCTTGCCCTCATACGCAGGGCGTCGCTCGGTGCTAAGGATCTCGGCATCCTCAGGAAAAGAAATCTTGAGATACCGGAAGAGATCCTGGACTTGTTAGGCGAGAATCGTGATCCACTTGTGAATTACACACAGAGCATGGCGAAGATTGGTAGCCTGATCGCCAACCACAAATTCCTGACGGAAGTTCGCGAGGCCGGCTTGGCTGGTGGATTCTTCAGCGAGGTGCCGACGGTCAATGAGTTCGGTGAGATGAAGACTAAGATTGCTAAGGAAGGCACCGCGTCAATGGAGCCACTCAGTGGACTCTACACGACGCCTGAGATTGCAGATGCGTTCATGCGGGCAACCGACCCAAAGAAAATCGGGCCGATCCTGCGGGCGTACTACAGATTAAACGCGCTGGTCAAGACATCTAAGACCGTCTATTCGCCGCAGGCGATCGTTAGGAACTTCATAGCCAACCCCCTGATCGCAATCAAGAACGGGCACATAGACCTCACCGGAGATTACCTCGGCCAGGCAAAAGACTTTTGGAAGGCGGTGAAGGCGACCGGGAAAGATATCACGCCAGACTGGGCGAAGCGTCTTTCTAATAGGGTTTTGCCACAATTTGTCAATAATCTCCTTGCTATGAATGAAAAGGAGTTCAGGGCATATATGTCCCGGGCTGCCGAGGCCGGCGTGATTGGGCACGATGTTATTGTTGGTGAGTTAAAGGCAACGCTGAAAGACGCTGGGCTATTTGGTGCAGACGCAGACATCGCAGGGGCGGACGCGCAGAGGCGCGGAAAAACACTCGCAGCATTTAGGGTGGCTGGGAAACAAGCAGTCAGTATCTATCAGGCTGGCGACTCAGTGTGGAAGCTTTTCGGCTGGAACCGCGAGATGAAGGCGTACCACAAGGCATACCCGGACATGCCTCAGGCGGAACTTGAACAGGCAGCCGCCGACATAGTGACTGATGTATACCCGACATACTCTAAGACGTCTGAGTTCGTTGGCTTAATGCGTAAGAATATACTGACTGGATCGTTCGTCAGCTTTCCAGCCGAGATAATTCGCACATCGTTCAACACCATGGAGCTGACCCGTAAGGAAATGACATCGGACAATCCAGAGGTACAGAAGATTGGGTATCGCAGGCTTACTGGCATGATATCCGCTGCGACCATTTCGATTGGCGTGCCGATCATGTCAAGGTTTATTGCTGGAGTCTCAGCAGATGACGAAGACGACATGCGGAAGTTCATGCCAGAGTGGCAGAGGAACAGTCATGTTGTGCATCTTAGTAAATCTAAGGCCGGGAACAATCGCTATATTGATATGTCGTATGCTGACCCGCATTCTATAATTGTGAAACCATTGAAGGCATTTTTTGCCGGCGCAAAAGAAGACGACATCAAAGCAGCATTCGAGGAGAGCTTCCGAGAATTCTTTGACCCGTTCATCAGCGAAGAGATTCTCATCAAGGCCCTGTCCGAAGCATGGCGAAATTCCAAGGGAGCCAACGGACTGGATGTCTACAATAAGGAAGACACTACATTTCAAAAAGGACTGACCATTGGACAGCATGTCGGCAGAGCATTCCTGCCCGGAGCAGCCGTTTCCGCAGAGAGGATCGGTCGCGGGATGGCCGGTAAAGTGGAGCGAACCGGCAAGGTTCGCGACCCAGCAATCGAGGCGATTTCTGTGGTGACGGGGCAACGGATTGAAGAGATGGACATTCGGCAGAATTTATCCTATATCTCCAGGAGCTTCAGCGGCAGCCTCCGAGACTCAGAAAGCATCTTTCGTAGCGTGGTCAATAATCGGGGGAGCGTTAGTGAGAGTTCGATCATCGCTGCGTATGAGCGGTCCGACAACGCACGCAGGGACGCATTTAAGGAGATGACTGAGGTTGCTAATGCTGCTGTGCGGCTCGGCGTACCAGCCGCAGAAGTGGTTACCATTATGAGGGAACAAGGGCTGACAAGCAATGATGTGGTGCGTGTGATGCGGGGGACATATGAACCATATCAGCCGACAAAAGCGAGGCTCAAGACGATGCAGCGGTATAACCCCGGTGAATTTGCGGGGCGGCGTGAAGCCTGGGGCGCTGCATGGCAATCTGCCATCAATCCTGAGGCAGGCGAGCCGGCTGTACAGTAGAATTTTTGTCATAATGAACGCTGATTAAACTGAAGAGAACGCTTCTTTTCCAGGGTGCCAGCAGATGAAACCAGTCAATCTCTACGTCAAGCCAGGAGACATTATCGGCTTTAGCGGCAAGTCTCTGCGTAGCGATGCGATCAACATTGTAACTGGCGGCATTCCAAGATGGGGGATCAGTCATGTAGGAATTATTGGTGACCGTCACGGCAGTAGGTATCTTTTTGAGGCCTCGGACAAATTGAACTGGTGTGAAATTCGTCACGAGATGTCCCGTGGCGTTCAGGCTCACCTCCTGGACGATGTACTTGAAAGTTACAATGGTCGGGTATGGCACTACAGCCTTTATCGCAGGCTTTACCAACACGAGGATTTTCGGCTGTCTGCGTTCCTGCATGGATCGCTTGGCACGCCGTACGATCGAGCAGGCGCAATTCAGTCCGGCGGATTCCTATGGGGGCTTCTCAACTCGAAGCTGCGTGGCGAGTCGCTCACTGAAGATTTCTGTTCCGAGGTGTGTGCCGCCGCCGAGTCGCGCATCGGCATTTTTCCAACAACCAACGCAAGTCGTTGGAATCCTAACAAGCTGGTTCGTACAATGCGACGTGCCGGCCTCCTTCACCGTCCAATGAGGTTAAAATGAGTAAAGTCAACTGTCTTGTTACTGCTATCGTCAAGTTTCTGAAAAGTCTGGCCTCGATCAAGAAATCGTAACCGGACGTTCCCAAGTTCTTTTCGTAAGAAGAGAGGAGACACTATGAGTCTGAGACCAGTGAAACCAACATTTTGGGATTATGCTGTGGTTTTTTTGCTTCCAATAGTCATTGTATTTGCCATCACGTCCCTCGTGCTGTGGGCCACGTCTGCACCGGCCGCCATGGTGGATTGCATCAGCGCCACCTGCCGTGTGACATCTGTGGAAGGCGATAAAGTAACTGGCGTCGGCACCGGCTGTGTGTTTGAGATCAGCAACGGCAATGTGTTTGTGCTGACCAATGCCCATGTGGCCGACAGAGACAGAATGAAGGTGGAATTCTGGGAAGACGGACATTTGTCAAGGCCGCTTTATGGCAGCACTGTCATGCGCTCCGTTAGTCGGGATATTGCGGTCATTTCGATCGATGCTGCTGTCTTTGGACAGTCACTTCCGAACGTCATTCCAATAGCACCACTGAATACACAACTACACATCGGACAAACCATTACCTCGGTTGGCTGTGCAAACAGTGCGTGGGCGACGGCGTTTAAGGGGCACATACGTAACCCTGTTGATGATGTGGGTGGCTTGATTGCGTTCGATCCAACGCCTGCGCTGGGCCGCAGTGGATCGGCAATCTTCGATGAAGATGGTAAACACATCGTAGCATTGTTGCGAGCTCAGAGGCTGGAATACAAGGACGGCCCTCCGATCTACGGCCTTGCCGTGAGCATCCGAGACATCTGGGCTTCGCTGTATGGCGACATGGTGGACACAGGTCGCACCATAAAGGATCGCGAGACCTTTTGGCCCCCGGCCATTCAGGAGCAAGTCCCGGTGCAGTGTGGGCCAAGGGGCTGTCCAACGCCGGGAGGGTCGGGGCAGCGTGTCCTGCCGTACCGACAGCGACAGGACGACATCGATCGCCGTCAAGACAGGCGGATTGATGATCTGTATCCGACCAAGCCATTCGAGGTTCCGAAGCTTGAGGTGGAGCCTCCGGCGGACGGAGGGAATGTTCACGAGTCGGCCCCGCCGCCTCCGGTCGTCAAAGAGCGTGGGCCACCTATCGGCTTCATTGTCGGATTCCTGCTACTTGCGGCTGGTGTTGGTATGGTACTCGGCCTCGCTGTTCAGTGGAAGGCAACCTATCCGAAGTTGTAACGAAGGAGGGATGCACATGGAGAGTCATGCTATCAGTATCGTTCTGTGGTGTCTTCTGGGGGTATTTGCTCTTGCATTCGTCTTGCATGTGATGATGCTGATTGACTGCATCAGATACAAGGTCAAGAAGCCAACCTCCAGGCGATCAAAGCGTTCGTAAGCTCAGTTTTTCTATCAATGAGAAAGTAACGAAAGAGAGTTCATTATGGTCAGTCTCGTTATCAATGTTGTTCTCGGAGCCCTTGTGCTCGGAGCGGCCTGCTACTATGTCGTTCGTTGGATGTTTCGCAAGGATACGGAGATCGAAGATCGTCGCCGAGCTGCGGCCGAGCTTGCTGGCGTACTGTCTGGTCTTGGGCTGCGGAAGATCCCGGACTTCCTGATCGACTACAGCGTCGGTGACTACAGCGGCATGGGGAAGAAGATCGCAGACCTGGCGCGACTTTTCTTGTCGGGTGAAGCCGCCGTGCTCGAAGAATTCAAGGAGGCATTCGGTAGAGTGCTCGATGCCAAGCTGAAGACCCCTGAGGGCCGGGCGTACATCCGTGTCAAGCTGGAAGACTCCGATACGGCAGACCCTAGCCCCGTCGCGAAATAACCACCCCCAGGGCAAGAAGAAGGCCTCGCTGACCAGCCGGGGCAACCTACCAGAGCCCTCGGCTGGTCGTTTTTATAGAAAAGAAGAAAGGAAGACATGAAAGAAGAACACTTTGGTCTCGCTGTTGGTTTCTTGCTCCTTGCGGTGACCATTTTGTGCGCGTGCATGGCTGGTTGCTCGCATCAAATGGGGCCCGACACTTATGATTATTCCATGTATACCGTGGTCGCATACATGGACGATCAATGCGACCCGTGCCAAGAGGTAAAGCAGTCCCTTGAGCTCCTTGAGGCGGCTGGAGCTCGGGTCATCATTGTTGATGTCCATGAGGACCCACGCAAAGCAGAAATATGGGGCGTCACGGACGTTCCAACTTTTTTCATTTCCTCACCTCACAGTGACACGATCCGCACGTACACCATTGAAACGGTCTTGGCCGTGTGCGGGGGCTACTTGTGAGACTAGCGGCCTGCGGCATCTTCGGCAGCGTCATTGCGATGGGGTCAGCCGACGCTCTGAGCGGCCCGATCATCGTTCAGTATGGAGCACTAGCTATACTGGGTGGGGCGGTCCTGTATCTCCTCAAATACGCCATTCCATCCATCCTGAAGGCACAGAAGGATGAGCGGACGGCGCTTCTTGCCGATCAGGAACGAGCCAGACACGATTTCTGTGAAGCCCTCGCCGGGGTGTCGAGATCAGTTGACAACATGGCAATTGTCATATCTGGGGCCCGGCGATCAGTAGGCCCATAGCTGAGACGTCCACAGAGCCCCGATAAGAGCCACGGACCGCCCGTGGCTCTTTCTACTGGTAAACGGAGCGAGAGGCCACTACAGGGCTTTCTGGGTGGCGCGAGGCGGTTTCTTTCCGCAGACGAATACCACGGCCGTTGGGATTTTCGAGTAGTATCGTACAATTGACGCAACTACCGACCCCGGAGGTAGGCCGTCGTGCTGGAGCTCGCTGTCCATGTGGGGGGATACTTTCCAGAAACCTTCTTCTCCGGCAATCTGGAACCGGCCGGCACGTGCTGTTCGAGTTGCTTCCGGCATACCGAATGTGCGCCATTCCGGCGTGCGGGTGCCGTGCTCTCGTTCGCAGAAGAGGTAGCCGCCAGCATGGAGTAACTGCTCACCACAACTTGGGCATTTTTTTTCAGCGGCCTTGTGTGTAAACTGTGTTGATTTCATGTCGCCTTCACTCTCGGGGGCTTTGCTGGCCTGAATGTCCTGGCCATCCAACGTCCCCGCTTGTTCACTTGCATTTTGGCTACGAGGTAGGCCGGGGATTCTGGGGCATGTTCCATGCAATCTACATGAGCCCACGGAACATATTCCCAGAATCCTACGGCTCCTTCGATAGTGAATCGCTTATAATCTCGACGGGTTGCCCGTGAAAGGTCCATGATGCCCCACAGCAAGCGCGCTTTCGAGTTGCCGCATATGCAGACCATGAGCTTGCTGCTGGTCCTGTACATCCGCAGCCCGCATGTTTTACAGATCCAGTCTCTACGTCTCATTATTTTTCCTCCATAGTATCTGCGGCTTCGTCGGCATCTTCCATGCTGTCGAAGACAAGATGATCTGACTTTTTAACAACCACAAAAATCTTCGGCATTTCGTGAAGCGGACGCAGCGTGACAACTTCACCCACATCACGCCCGTCCACTGCGTCATGAATTTCATCAAAAGCAGTGTCCAGGTTGTTATCATCCCAATACCAGAACTGGCCGGTCTTCGCGTCCATGATGATCTCATTCAAGCGGTCAATGTTCTTTTTGGCTGACACCAGCAGCAAAAAGAAACGGATCGCCACTGCGAGACTAAGCAACACTATCAATAACCACAGTAACCACAGCGTCATTTCACCTCATGTTATTTTTGTTCGTCCCATTTTTCCCACATCGAATAAATGGCAGCGTACGCAACCCCCCATGCACCCTCATGTAAATAGGCTGCCTTCTCTATTGTCAGGATGTGCGCCCACTCATGCAGAAGCGCGTCAACCTGACCAGTTTTATCCAGTTTCACGTTGACGTAGATCCGAAAGACATCTACCCCTATAGTGAGCTCCCCATCCTCCCTTATTGGACAGCGGCGAACCTCAACACGGCTCTCAGTTGGGAACCGTAGTCGTAACTCACGAATTAAGGCACGCCAGTTTTTTGTTTTCACCTTTCAAATCCCTGCTCAAAGAAACATTTGATGCGATTAGCGACATAACGACGCGGGTTTCCAAGGCCATGTAGGAGGTTCCATGGCCTTGGAACAAGGATTGCTTTGCCGCCGGCCCCCAGAAAGGCTGTCACGTTGTAGTCATAGTCGTCAATCAAAAGAGATCCAGGACTTGCACACAGATGTTTATGTACACTCATCACATAGTTCCTGTGCATCCATGCAGGGAGATTGTCCTGAATCCATTCAAGCTTACCAGCCAAGCAGTCAGGATCTTTTGTCGGGCTGGTAAGGATATAAACGTTGTTCCTGCCAACCGACTTAGCGGCCTCCTTAATGAGCCAGTCACACATTGTAGATTTCTTGAGGCAAGCCCAGAACCTTCTGTCAAACCGATCCCAGAATGTTTCTTTTGTAAAATTTCCCAGCGGATGTGAGGCGTTGGCGGCTCTTATGATGTTGAATCTCCACTCTGGTTTGTAGGACGTGTGATTGCAACCTACATGCCATAGTGCGGCGGGCGTAAAGATGTTCAGGACGTCATCGAGATCAAGGAAGATTCGTGTTGGTTTCAAGATACTAGTCTCCTTTTTTGTCTTAGCTAATGGCAACGTGGGCATGAGCATCCAATCTTATGCCCCGTACACCGCGATACAAAACGGGCGTATATTTCACGATCTGAAATCTCCACATAGTCTGGATGGTGACGACACCCCTTGCCGCAGTCCTTTGGATGCACTGAGCATGGATGGGTGGTTTTACAGGGTTTGGGCGAGGTTGGTTTCAAGATGTGCTTTCCTAATTCCCTCGGTAGAATTCGCACTCAAGACAAGAGATACTGAGAGGCAAGGTGCAGTCAAAGGTGGCAATGCAATCGCCGGCGATGGCATATATAACCGGTTCTGGTCCGATGTTGGTAGGTGGGAAGCCGAGTGCTTTCTTGGGGGCGTCGGGGGAATTGTAATTCCAGGCAGGGCAATCATCATTGCATCGTTTAGGCCAGGTTTCACATTGATAACAGGAAGTGTCAGGCCCGATGGGTTCTTCAGTACCAGGCTTTTCCATGTCATGCAGCTGCGACATGATATTGAACATGGCAGCACACAGTGCATTTTTCTTCGAGACGACCTGGCCGTCCTCGATTACTGTTCCGCCTCGGTGGATCATCCATGCGTCCCAGACGTGACGGAGCATAGACTTCATGCAGACCCCCGGCCCGAAGCCACCTTGCCAGTTGTCGCTGTCTCGCACCTTACCGTCTGCCTGCACTCGGTGCTTGTTGAGATACTCGCAGTATGCCTTCAGTGCAAACGGACTGAGGAAGCCCTCGTAGTCGAGCTTTTCGTCGTCCGTGTTGCGGGTGGCTCCGCCTTTGAACACCCGCATCTCTGGTTTCGTTTTTTTCATGTCTTGCTCCTTTGGGGCTCGGTCAGGAAGATCGGCTTTGCGTCCGTCACGCCGTAAAACTCATCAACGACAATGAATGTCTGACTCGGATGCTGAAACTCGGCCTTGACACACTCAAGGGCAAATTCCGAGTAACCGATAAGCGCGCCACATGCGATCCACTTGGGGTAATGCACAAGAAACGTATGGAAGTGGCCAAAAACGTCAAGATCAACTGCTTCAATCCTATCCCATGCCGCCACTGTTTTGTTGGTCGGGATTGTGATGCCGCCAACGCCGCCATGGTACCGTGTAGCGTCGCCATGATGAAAGCGAATCTTGCGGCCCATGACTGTCTGGACGTTGTAGCATCCTTCTCCGACCATCCATTGTACTCGGGGGTTATCCTTGTAGTACATGGCCATCGTCTTGTAAAGCAGCCACTCAAAACTATTCATGTGGCTGGTCTTAATTTGCTTCTTTGCTGTTGTCCGGCCATGATTACCAACGCACGTTGGGATCGATATAGGAAGCTTTGTCTCCTTTAACCACAGATCCACGCCAGCGAAGATATGTTCCTGGAGGAACACGCACGCCTCAGTCGGACTGAGCTCATTCGTTTCCATAAGCTCATCATGGATGTAACCAGAGATAAGATCACCGAGTAATGGATGCCACAACTCCACAACAGGTGCAAAGCTGCTTTGGTGGTCGACCAATTCCGGAACCTTCTGGTAATACCGCTTAATCCTGGCCTCGGCCTCGGCAATGTCGAAATGATTCTTCCCACCAACGCCCGCAGGGAAAACCCGCTCCTCGACGTGCCAGTCCGTCGCCGGGGCGATAACAGCAACGCCCCTCCGCTTGGATCGACTCGCCTTTCGGCGAAGCCGAGTCGGCTTTGCACCCTTGATCGCAAGGAGCGAGGCAAGCCGTCCCTCCAAGGCGGTCGCCTCAGCAACGGCGGTCTTGTACCTGGATCGCCACTTAGCAGCATCTCCCTTGGCTTTTGAGACCGCGAGTTCGGTAGTCTCGCTCATAGCTTCCGAGACAAGGTTTGCTGGTTTGCGCTTAGTCATTAGATACAAGTTCCTTTAGGGTACGCGTAACAGTTCCGACACTGCGGTCAATGCCAAGCTCTCTGATAAGCTTCGTCGCGACGATTGTGTGTGACGCGGCAGGATTTTCTTTCATGGCCGAAACCACATCATGTACGTATGCCCAGTCTTTATCACTGAGACCAGTTACCCAGGACACCGTTGCCTTGCCCGGAGTTGCTGATGCCACAAGTTCATCTGGTGTCTGTTTCTTTTTTGCCATGGATGTTCTGATAAGCCTTTTCTGCACGTTGTGCAAGGTGGTGAAAGAGGGGGTTAGTAATGAGTTGAAGGTCGCTTAGGTCTAACAGATCCTCTGTGACTTTTACGAGATCCAAAAAATTGGCTTGTGAAAACCGGCAGGCATAGTGGCTTCTGTTGACTGACGGCGTAGAAGTCTTCATTGGTGCAAAAATTATTGTGCCACATTCGCTACATTTCGTTTCGGTAGCTGTGCGAAAACGATCAAGTCTGCGCAAGCTCCAGATGCTTTCGACCGGCAGATTTAGATTTACTGCGATCTGTGATACTGGTGTCTTAACTAGCAAGCATCTGCGGATTTTTTCACGCAGGTCTTCTGACATTGCGTCAACAGCCATACACGCTCGACGAAAATTTGTAACTGTACCCTGAGCAACTCCAGCCATTGCTGCAATGACTCGAACTGGCATATCTGTGCGAACTAGCCGATGAAGTATTTCGTCTTGTTGTTCTGTAAGTTGACACATCATTCAGCAGCCTGTCGTGTAATTGTAAGCTCTACTCTTGGGAATTCGGTGTCAATGTTGAACGAAGGCTCGCCACGTCTCATATGCTTATTATCGTCATCCGGCACAAGGCCGCTGTCTACAATACCGTCGTAAGCAGATTTTAATGAGCCCGTCGAGTTGTCAGGGTCCCTTCTACGATCAGTAGTATGGAAGAATGCCGCTGATACAATAACATGGTTCCATGGCATGGACTCAACTTGCTCGGCCTCGACTGCTTCTTTGGCGAGCCGTCGGTATCTCTTTATTGCCGTCGCTTTCATAAACCGCCCACCAATACTGCCGATTGTGCAGTTTGGTTCAAGCGCCCTTGCAGGCAGTGGCAGGATGATTGTAACCAGTTCATTCATCTGTATCTTTATCAATCTGGGGCGGAGCATGCTCGGCTGTCCAATAGCGGACCGTCTTGTCGCTTTCTGTCGGAAGGCAGATAATCTCTTGTGATTCGCACAAATCACCCAGGAGATCGTTGCGATGTCGTCCGTTTGCCCACCGTGTACCGCGAGTAATGTCCCGCTTCAGGCAGCCGGTCTTTCCATACTTGTTGACGAAGTTCAGAAGCATACGCTTCTCGGCCTCTGTCCTGCCTGCAACGATTTCAGGCGCAACATATTTGCCAAAGTCCGTAATTATTTTCTGAACCAATCGGCTCGCACGATCTGCATTCGCTATGGTAATGACCGGCGAATCATAATTATCAGAGCATGCCAGTATTAAGGCAATGCGACGTACATTTTCTTCGGCCTTCGCCCATAACTTAGAGAGCTTGGGCTCCTCTTTCGCTTTCAATTCTGCCATGTCGTCAAAGGCAATGAGCCGCTGCTCTGCATCAGCGTCAGTCGGAACCATAATCTGTTCCGGGGGAGCTTCCTTGAAGTTCCCTGCACTCTCAACTACAAATTGACTGACTGTCTTGCCGTCTGTCGGCGTGATGTTTTTTCGTTTGGCCCAAGCATGAATCAGCTCGACCACTTTCGGCGGCGGGGGAGTCGAAACGCTGAGGCCACGCCTTTTGCGAGGCTCACTCAATTCATAAAAAACCAGACATCTAGACAGCCACCCGTCATCAAGCTCTGACGGAGACAAGCCTTCGGCAAACTTATCTGGTGAGGAAACGCCATAGATGCAGCAGCATGGCTGTACAATAGTTCGTTGATTTCCAGCATCGGCATACTCGCGTCCAAGAAAAACATCACTTGCTGCCGAATAGAGCTGCATAAGCAGACTGATGATCTGTCCTTGGTGCTGAGAGATTCCGCTCTTTATATGCGTGAGGAGGTGCCCGATCTCATCAAGCAGAAAAAGCGTTGCTGGCTCGCGAGACATGCGGCTCTCGATAGCTGCATCCGAGGCAAGGTTAGACCCACCAAGCAGGTTGACACAATTTGCCGCCATGCACAGTTCCCTGATCTTTTTCATCGCATGATTTTTGCCGGCAGACGACTGGGCAACACTCATACAGTACAGGTTGGTCCGCGACCCGTAAACATCTTTTACCTTTCTGCCGAACAACACGCCCAGGAATGCCAGCACGCAACCAAGAGTAAGGTATGGCTGTGGCTTGAGGGCAGTCGCATTGATCCAGGAACAAATTTCTCCAAGCAGGCCGGTGGGTTGGGTGAGGAATTTGAAATCGCTAGCCTGCATCTTATGTATCAACTCGCCTGTTGTGGGCTGGTTATCACGGATGAGTGTATAGTTCACCCAGTTTTCCTGGGTCGGCTGAGGCTGGTCATTCGTAGTCATCTCGACGAATGGATTCAGCGTCTCGCTCGGCGTGGACGTGTATATGACCTGCGACTCTTTGGCCCCTCGCTTGAACTCACCGAGCATCTTGTCGCCAATCTCATGCGACACGGAAAACTCGTCTGGACATGGCTGCGGTGGGTTGTTTCCACGAATAAGTTGCCGAATGTCTTCCCGAGAAACAGTGATCGGAACCGGTTCATAACCATCCTCATGCAAAAGCCAGCCACGGGGCTTATCGGGCGGGTTCTGAATGGACTGCGTGACCTTGCGGCGGAAGTCCTTCTCATCCTTTCGTGTGCTGAGGTCCCAGGGTGGGACGCATCGCGGGTTGTACTCGCGAGCAAGGATGTCGTAGGCTCGATCGGCCGAGAGTTCATAGCCCCAGGTCATGCAGCCACAGGCCCAAAAGAGCTTGTCGTGTCCAGCCTGCCCCTGGACAGCTGGGTCGCATTGAGCTAGGTAAAGGCTGGCTCGCTTTGCATTGTCACAGGTCCATCCCGGCAAGCCCGGTTGCGTTGGCACAGGTGGCCGTGCCGGCTCTGGTACGGGCTGCACAGGCGGCCGAAGGAATTCCGGATATTCGGCCGGCCGCATATTCCATGGCTCTCGGCCCGGCGACCATGCATATCTTGCCCCGTCAGTACGTCTCGACGGAGCAAGCAGCACATAGCCGCCGTTGCCGCGAATGTCCACGCCAGGAAGGAAATTGACTTTATTTCCAATCGGTTCGTCTGACCGATAAAACTCGTGGCATCCACCTCTTGGTGTGTATTGAACTACCGTTGGCTCCAAACATTCTGTTATAGAGCCGTATCCATTTATGCCTTTTTCTTTGTCCATATCTATATCAACCACATAGACGCCGCTAATTTGCCCGCAGGCTACAGCCACGTTTGCATCTGGCCATTTTGTCCACCACCCGCGAATCCGCTTAGTGTCGATGGTTGCGTCTTTGACACCGTGCGTTGTAAGTGGAACCTTCTGGCCTGGCTTGATCGGAAAGACATGCCAGCCGGCTGCGGCGTACCGCAGTGCAGCTTCGAGAAGTTGGTTCAATGTTGTACCTCTGCCATGTGAAACCATCCCTCTCTGCCATTGACATTTCCGTATTGGCGCCCTGTAGGGTACACCTTATATTTAACACGCTCAATGGGGCTTTGATGCGGAGGAATGTCTGACGCCGAATATAATTCGATCTTCGGGACTGCATGAATAGGAACATAAAATGACTTCGTACCGTCGGCAAACTCAAATGTTCTGTGGTGAGCTGCACCACCATGACAGTAGACAAGCATTATGACTCTCCAAGTGGTGCATTGTAGCCAACAATCTCGAAATACCGGCCGTTTTTCTTGACAGTAACTGTCTTTGTCCAGTCAAGGAGCTCCTGTGTCAGGAATAGATTTTCCAGAGCTTCCCCAACTGTTGGCGGACCCTTCTTACTGACAAATCGTTCCCGCCACCATCTAGCGGCCCTGTGACCAGCGAACCCATCATGGTCAAGGCAAATCCATTCACGAAACATACTTTTGTCACAACGATATTGAATCTTCAATGAATCCGGCGAATCTTTTTTGACATGCCTTGTTGCAAAGACTGCATGCACTTGATGGACTTCTGGCTCATGCGAGAGGATAGATTTCTTGGACGCCTTGTCAGAGTGCATCCGGCGATTCTTTTCCTCTGCCTCCAGCCGCTCGACTTCAAGTTTCGGTATCTCCCAACCACACTGCGGACACCTCCGAATTGCACGACTGAACGACTCACGACACTCCGTGCATGTTGCCAGAACCACCGCTTGGCCATCAGCAAGACAATCAATTGGTCCGTGCTCGTCAATACATCCGGCGAAGTCCAGGACGAGACAATCATTTTTCTGCGAGTGGATACGGAGTCCACGCCCGACCATTTGTGAGAATAAGCCAGGCGAGAGGGTTGGACGCAGGAGCACGATGCAATCGATGTGTGGAGCGTCGAAGCCTTCCGTGAGGACATTAACGCAGCATACTGCCCGAATCCTTTGAGCCTTAAAATCCTGAATGAGCCTGTCGCGTACTTCATGCTTTGTTTTTCCAGTTATGACCGGTGCATAGACACCATGCTTCCGTAATTCTTCAGAAACTCGACTACAATGCTCAATATCGACACAAAAGAAGACGGCACTCCGTCGCCTCTCAACAACCATGATGCGGCAGGTTTCGGCGACAGCGTTGGCGACTATGTCTGAACGGTTTGTCACGTCAGCCAAAGACTTTACGATATAGTCGCCGCCGCTGTTTCGCCGAACTCCCTGAAGGTCTGGCTGACATCGCCCAACCTTTGAACGCAATCTACACAAAAACCCCTTGTCGATCAGGTCAGTTATTCCCGCCTCATAGCACACCTCCTGTAGTATATGGTCTTTGTGGCAGATCGGGCCGCAGTTTATGCGGAACGGCGTGGCTGTCCAGCCAATAACCCGAAGCTTCTGATTGAACTTCTTGCAGCCAGCAAGAAAAGTCCGGTACTTCCCTTCGCCACTCGGCGGAATACGATGCGCCTCATCCACAAAGGCGTAATCAAAAGCTTGGAATTCCCCAGCTTTCCTGAAGACCGAGTCAATGGAGGCAAAAAGAATCGACGACTCATAATCATACTGTCCAAGGCCGGCCGAAAATACGCCGATGTCACCGTTGGGGTAGGACCCGAGAAGCTTTTCTGCGTTTTGCTGCACGAGCTCCTTTCTATGGGCCAAAATAATACCACGGACCCATGGGGCTGGCACCTTCCATTTCTGGATCATCCCAGCCATGATGACGCTCTTGCCGCCGCCGGTCGGAATCACAACGCACGGATTCGTCTCTTTCGTGCAGATGTGAGCATGTACTGCTTCGATTGCTTCGTGCTGGTATTGGCGGTACTGGAAAGTCATCGTGAATGCTTGGCCTTAGGGACGACTAAGATGTCACTGTGTTTGTATGTCGGGAGCACAACCACCGGGATTCCTTTGAGAAACATCTGGCCAGTCGTGCTACCGGTGCGATGATAGCCCAGGAGGGCCGCATTCTTACGCAAGAGAGTCCTGAACTGCCTCCCCGTCTCTGACGACACAATAAAGTGCTGGATCTGACAGTAACTAACCCCGAGTGCGTAAGCATGATTCAGGGCCTGCACGGCCATTTTGCGAACGTTTTTGTTTGTCATTGCAAGTTGAGTCATGCATCCACCGACCCCTCGATCGCCTCGACTACCTGTTCTTCGGTGATCCTCATCACACAAGACCGTCGCCACTCCATGATCCGCTCAATGGACGCCTTTCCGCAGCCCTTCACGCCAACGAGTCGCACGGGGATGATGTTATTGAAGCACATTGCACCAGAGTTAAAGACATGCATGCGATCACTTGGCGATAAGCTGAACAGGTCGTCCGCCGTGATCTCGTACAACATCGGGCCGAGGCGTTCTTCTTCCTGTTTCAGGATGGCTTTTTGTATGGCTGCAAGGGCCTTGACGATGTTGTGCTGCTTAACAGCCGCAGCACAACCATGCTTATCAAGCCGTTTAAGGCTCGTCAAGTCCTGCGTTTCAAGCATTTGATTCAACTCGGCCAGTTCACCCATGATAGCTGCGTGTTCTGCTTCTCTACGAGATGACCCGGCATAAAGATTATGTTTCGTCCTCTGTAACCACTTAAACATCACAACCTCCCTTAACTCTCGTACCCGTTATACTTCCCGTAGCCCGGCTTACACTCCGGATCATTTTTCGCTCGCCGTCGCTCTCGCCTCGCCTTCGCCCGCTTAATCCACTGGTGATATACCCCGGGCCAGCCATCAGCCTTTTCGACTCCTGCTTTCTCGCGTTTCCAGCCCAATTACAGAATCCTCCTCATGCGAGGCCTGGGGTCTGTGTCTTTATCGCACGCGGTGTCAATGACCCATATCTCAAACATCCATGCTCCATACAGCCAATAGAGGTGCAGCCCAAGGAGTCGCATGATTGGATTCAACAAGAAACAGGTGATGCGGATAGGCCAATAACCCCAATATTTTCCAGCGTTCTTCTTCATACTGCATTTTCCCTGATCTCGCATTTCTGCGACCCCGGCAGGTGATGGAATATCGCACGGCCTCCGGGGAGCTCGGCCGCACAGTAGTCAGTATCCCTACATGTCCCAAGGGCTTTCGTAAGGTCTATGTCCTCACTGTACCGTTTTTTCCATGCAGATGCCAGCTCATGGGCGGCCCCCCGCCAAACAATACCACCATCTGGGTAGCGACCGATGATGTCGTCTGGACTGTACTCGGTGACCTCAGCACCAAAGAGTCTCTTTGCTTCAGTAACGAACGGAGCAGAGAGACCTGAAAGGGGTAGAGTTCTAAGCTCATTAGTTGAGTATCCTCCTTTCTCGCGACCGTGCCGAAACAGCTCGCCGCCTTCCTTGACAAAGTCAATCCACATACTCCCCGCGTCATTTCTTCCGTGGTCGCTAGGCTCGCATCCAAATAGCAGGCCGGGTAGTATGAGGTGATGTGAACACGCCTTGTCTTGGTCAGCCTCACACAAGCCACGACACTGCATTGTACACCTCCACGTAGCGTTGCCGTCCATGGTGGGCGTGGCATAGCAGCATTGTCGACAACTGACCGACGGGATCGGCAAGGCTGACTCTGCGGTTCCGTGGCAGAGTGACTGGGCGGAGCACCACTTGCACTCATACCAGTCGGGCCGCTCGCTCAGTCTAGGCGGTGGCGTATTTGATGTAATGATTCGTCGGGCTCGTTCCATGAGGTCCTCCGAGAATTCCTTGTCGTAGCGGATTCGTTCAGCATAGAGCTCATCTGTGTCCTTATTGACTGCGAGGTAGAGGGCCCGCTTCATGCCTGTTTTGTGCGTGTAGGTTTGCATTTGGGCATAGTGAACCGGTTTTGACTTCCTGACTCCGTACTTTTTGAGCTTCATGAACGATTTAGCACTGTGCGTCTTATATTCTCCGACATGCCAAGTCTTTTCTGCCCCAGGAACACCAAGAATTGCGCTGTCCATGTGGCCGGAGAAGTGACCGCCGTGATCGTAGACAGCAAACTGCTCGCCGTTACTGTCAACCTCATGGACGGTACATCCAATCGCTCGCAGTTCCGCAGTAAACCGAGGCTCTGCGAGGTCCCCCGTCTCAAACAGACGGTAGACGCGACCGGAGACGTCTTCCTCGCAGCAATTCCTGAATTCATACCAGAGATACCTTTCGCAGGGGTGGCCGATCTCACTTGCCCCGCAATAGCCACGGCTTGGTTCGGCGTCACCTTGCTGCTTGTGCCATGCGTAGATAGCCGTCACAACCGGGCTGTCCTGGGGGAGGTATTTGGCTACGTCTGTCATGTCTTTGCGTCTCCTGGAAAGCAGACTTCAGGTTATTCCGGTATGTGAATGACGACTATTTTTGTACCAAACGGCACTATAATCTCCGCTTTTTCGGCCACCTCGGCGGGTCGAGCAACAGAATTACAGGACTGTGCTCGCGTAAAGAGTATATGTTCCGGTGCCGCTACCTCACAGAGCATCAAGTCGTTGGGTTGTGGTGGTTCGTAAACCGAGTCGTAATACAGGCAGGGATTATCAACTGGCAGAACCGCGTCAGCTAGCAAGACCCTGAAGCGGCGGCCCCTCAGGTTGTTTCCATTGGTGTGAACTAATTCCCCACTGCCGTCGTAAAACAGACTGTAAGAACCGTCATTAACTTCAACAATGTCTCCAACTTTCATTTCGTTTCTCCGTGTTAAGTTAGTGTCATTACAACGAATCACTCATGCTTTCGGAGCCTTCAGCACAACAGAAATTTTCTTCAGTGTGACGGTGACGTGCTTGGCAATTTGCTCGTACACGCTTGGAAACCGCGACGCAAATGCCTTGTAAGCGGGCTCATCGAGCTTCATGGTTGTCTTTGTGGCAACCGGAGGAGCGGTATCAAGTTGCTCCCTGCGGAATAACGCACAAATCGCTTCGCAGTCGGCAGCAAAATTGAATCCGCGGGTGACTGTGATTTTCGTTCCGTCTTCCAGATCGAAAGTTTTTTGCCCTTCTTCCGGGCCGCCTACCTTCGCTGCAACAAGCTCCTCGAATTTGATTCGTTGTTGCTTAGCAAGCTCTTCGGCCGCCTTGGCGGTTGCAAGGGAGGAGACAAGGTCCTCTAGAGATGGTTGGTGGACAAGGACGGTTGTTTGAGGCATTGGAGCCACTCCTGTTGGTTATGAAAAAAAACAGAAAAAGACGACGTGCCGGAGTCGAACCGACTTATCACACGTACGTGCGGCTTCCAAAGCCCGCCGTCCGGTATCCTTACCAACTCGCAGTTGCACATCCCATGCGACGAACTGCTTGCTCATGTTATTGCTGAGGCTGCATCCAAGGAACCTGCTGGGTCGGAGGCTGCTGAGGCTGCTGCGGTGCTATGTGTGCAGCTTGCATTTGCTCCACCTGCTGCCCACCGCAAGGAGCCTGAGGTGGCTGAGCCGCGAGCTGCTGAGCGGGTTGCATGATTGGTGCAGCCCATGGCTGGCCCACAGGTTGAACTAAGGACTGCTGAGCCGGCGGTGGCTGCATGGTGGGGGCTTGCGTTGGAGGAACTGGGCAGGCACCAGACGCAAACATGAGTGGAGAATAGGTGCGAATTTTATTGTCGCCACCCTTGTCGACTGTGACGCTTGCAATACACGTTTTCTGTTGGAATTGAAGCGTGTCGGCAAATTTTTCGTCGCCGATTGTCGCCTTGCAGAGTGCAGACAGTGTCCTCAGTGCAATTTCGACAGCCTTCTGACTCGGATTGTCAATATTGAGACGGTCCCAAAGCTTTTGTCCCTTGCCGGGGCCGTCAACGATGACCATCTGCAATTCGATGTAGTGCCCGTTGTTGGCCTTCGTAGGCTTCACTTCGGACTTCTCGATTAGCACTGGATACTTGCCAGGCAGAAGGGCCTCGAAATCTGGAGTCGGCTCTACGCTATTCGGATCGAACGGTACTCCTCCAAAAAAACTGCTTACGTCGCCTTGACTCATGGTGCTTGTCTCTCTTAGGTTTGATGAATGGAAACTTACGACGATCTACTCGTGCGGTGCCGCCCTCTTTGCAGCAGCGAGAAAAATGAAAATATCATTGGCGTGCCCAAAAAACTCGTTTTGCTTTTTTTTCGAGAGGGCCTTGAAAATTTCCCCGAAAGCGGTTTCCGTTGCTTCGGCCTCTTCTTTCGTGTAATCGCCCTGTGCCATAATGCAATCTCCGGTGATAGTGATTGATAGAACTTATAACGACTCGACGTCCATGTCATTTTGCAGCGGCTGCCGCCACGTTCGGCTGTGCAGGAAATTTCGCAGCCAGGCCGCTAGAGATGGCCGAGACGAACGAAGGCCAATCGAACGGCAATACCGGCGGAAGGTTATAACGGTTTTTCGCAAGTGCCTGTTGCGTCTCGGCAGTAACAAGCACACGGCCGCCTCTGGCGTCATATCTGGCGTGACACAGAAAATCGGCCCACTCGACAAAAATGTTTCGGTAGTCGTCCGGCAGATCGGCAGTCGTCTTTTCAATGGTAATGCCGTCTGAATTTGTGATGTCCGTTCGCTTCTCGTGGGCAAGTAGAAGCACGGAAATCCCCCTGCCCACGATGCGGTCCAGTGTAGGCAGTAGCTTCTGGTAGGTGTAGTTTTTTAGCACCTGCTTGCCGTTGCCGTATCCGCCATGGGATCTATTGAGGGTTTGGTCGACCCCGCCTTTCACGCCTGTTACATGCTCCTCAAGACGCCGTAACAGCCAATCGACGGAATCGACTACAACAACGCTATAGCCATGTTGCTCTCGTTCAAGAGCGAGGAGCCATTGTTCAATCTCGGCCCATGTAGCGAGATACGGAGTCCGCGAACATTGGACTGCACCAGCCCCATTCTCGCAGTCAACAATGATCGAACCATCGGCCGACGCACCAAATGTTGTCTTCCCGATACCAGGCGGGCCGTAGACAATACCTTTCGGTGCCGACGGATGTGGACTATTCAAAATGCCATCTAGTACGCTCATGTCAGTTCTCTCTTGAAAGGGTGATTTCGTGCGAAATGCGACGGCCGTGCAGAATATCAAGCATCTGATGAATCGATTGTTCTGGTACCAATATCGGGGGCTGCTTAAGCTCCTTGAGTAGCTCGGAAGCATTCATCATTAAGCCTTTGAGAATTATCGCTTGGTCGCCTGATACAATGGCGGTGAGCATGCGGTTACCTGATCGAAATGGTGACTTCAGCCGTGTCTACGTAGTCTCCACGCATGTCCTCTACGATATCGTCCAATGCAACAGCCATGCAGTGGGCATCGATTCCGTGACCCACCGCCCCGATCGCATGTTCGTCTCCCTTATAGGAAATGTAAATTGTTCGGCTCATGGTTTTTCTCTTGAGAAACGTAGTTGATTTCTGTAGTTTAATCGGGATGCAGACAAAACACAAGAATATTCCATAGATTTATTCGGAATTACCCTGGATAATCCGGCGTATGGTGCGTGCCGACCAGGGCTTGCCGCGGAATGGGCCAAGAAATTCATCCAGATAAACTGCTATCTGAATTGACGTCAAACCACAATTATGGAAGGTTTCCACAAGATCCATTGCCGCCTGTTCCCCGCCGTCCTCCACGAGTACCTTAGTGTTCGGATCGACCCGATAGCCAACTGGTGCCCGTCCAAGGTGCT